CTGCTAGTGGTTCTCCAAGTCCTGCTAAATTGATACCTATTATACCTCCTTCTAGAGGTCATGGATATGACATCTATAAAGAATTGGGTGCTGATAGAGTTTTAGTTTATGCAAGATTTGATGACTCTACTAAAGATTTTCCAACTGATACAAAATTTGCTCAGGTTGGAATTGTAAAGAATCCAACAACATATACCAATAATAATACCATATTTACTGGTAGTCAGTACTCCTCTGTAGGTGCACTTAAACTAGATCCAAGTACATTTGATAGTACAGATCTTGTTATAGGAAGTAAAATAACACAAGTCCAAACTACTGGTAATGCTAAAGCATATGTTTCTTCTTATGATAAACAAACTGGTGTTTTAAAGTATTATCAAGATAGATCATTATATTATCAAAATAATGCTAACCATAATAATCAAATAGATTATATTGGTGTTAGTAGCGAATCTAAAGTATTAGGATTTGAATCTACTACATCTAGTATTGCGTTTGAAGGATCTACCCCTAGTGATACTAATATTTCTATAGCATTTACTGGAAGAACAGTAACTGATGGTGATAAAGAAATAGATCTTGGGGTATATTTTGCAAGTGGTCTTGCTAATCCTGAGATAAATAAAACAACTGGCGATGTCATCTATATTGACAATCGAAAGGAAGTCACTAGAGACAGTAGGCAAAAAGAAGACATCAAAATCATCCTGGAATTTTAAAGTAACATGGCACAGAAAAAAGATTTAAATATCAGTCCCTATTATGATGATTTTGACCCAAGTAATAATTTTTACAAGGTCTTATTTAAACCAGGATTTCCCGTACAGGCTAGAGAATTAACATCTCTACAATCTATTCTTCAGAATCAGGTAAAAGAATTTGGGTCTCATATATTTAAAGAGGGATCTGAAGTTATTCCAGGTGGAGTCACTATTGATGTTTCATCTCATGCTGTAAAGTTAAATGCCACTCAATTTGGTGTTGATATATCTGTTTATACTGATCAATTAATTGGTAAAGTTGTAGAGGGAGAAACGACAGGTGTAACTGCAACTGTAGATTTAATTGCTTTACCCGATGGTGGGGATGTAGAAGATATAACAATATATGTAAAATATCAAACTGCTGGTATATACGATTCTACTCAAATTAAATTTAAGGATGGTGAATCATTATTAGTAAAAGAGAGTTTGGTATATGGTAATACCACTATCAATGCAGGAACTGCTGTTGCGACTTTAATAGCTAGTGCTGCCACATTTATTGGTTCTACTGCCTCTATTTCAAATGGTGTCTACTTTGTTAGAGGAACCTTTGTAAATGTAAGTAAACAAACCATAATTCTCGATCATTATCTTAATTATCCTTCATATAGAATTGGATTAAAGGTTGATGAAATAATAATAAGTGCTAAAGATGATCCTTCTTTATATGACAATGCAAAAGGATTTACAAATTATGCTGCACCAGGTGCTGATAGACTTAAAATTTCTTTATCTCTTTCTAAAAAATTACTTACAGATAAAAATGATACTGATTTTATTGAGATTGCAAGAACTGATGATGGAGAAATCAAGAAGATTAATAATAAAACTCAGTATAATATAATTAGAGATTATATTGCAGAAAGAACATATGAAGAATCTGGAAATTATGCTCTACAACCTTTTACTGTTAATGTTGTCAATTCATTAAATGATAGGTTAGGTAATGGTGGATTATATTATTCTGACCAAAAAACTGAAAATGATAATACTCCATCAGATGATTTGATGTGTGTTAAAATTTCTGAAGGTGAAGCTTATGTAAAAGGATATGATGTAACGACAGATAGTACTAGTATTCTAGATGTACCTAAACCAAGGGATACAAAAACAACCACAGGAAGTGTTCCTTTCAATATGGGGAATAACTTAATTGTTAATAACCTTGAAGGTCAACCACAATATAGAGAAGTTATTGATTTATATGGAGAATTGCAACAAGGTACTACTCATGTGGGAGTTATAGGACAAGCAAGAGTATTTTCTGCCACTCCTAGAGCATATCAATCTAATGGACAAGCAAGTTCTTGGAATTTGCGTCTTTATGATGTCCAGATGTTTGATAGAATTGCATTAAATGATAGTTTAACAGCTTCTGAAGTTACTATTGGTTATCATATAAAGGGTAAAAATAGTGGAGCTGAAGGATATTCCGCTTCTAATGCAACCAATCCTGTGAGATTAGGTATAAGTACAAACTGGATAAATGTCGATGGTACTAACGGAACATATCTTAAGAATGAACCAATCACCATTAATGGTGAAGAAAAACAAGGAAACTTAATTAAAGAGGTTATTAAGTTTAGTCCTAGAGATGTTAAATCTATTCAGCAGACTGCAGCAGGTGCATACACTCAATCTTTTAAAGCAGATGCTCTTTTACAACAGATTCCTTTTCCTAATGGAATTACTCAAGGTGATATAAGTGGTGGTAATAAACTTGAAAGTCCTGGAAAAATATTTACTAATATTAAAGCAGGTGATATACTTTCATATCAAAAAGACAATAATGATGATGTTAATTATAATGTAATAACTGGTGTTGGTGATGGTGGTAGAAATTTACCTCTTGCTGCGGTTTCCGATGTTGCTGGAGTATATAAAGGATCTGTTGATAATACTTCTAGATTACCGATATTCCAAGCTGTCTCATCATTAGAATCTAATGATGTTGGTTTATATGGAGTACTTCCAGAAAGAAATATTTCTTCTGTAGATTTTTCTAGTTCTACTTTAACTGTTTCTGCACAATTAACAGGACAATCTTTATCTGGAATGGGCGGTACTGCTTCTATAAGTGCAGTTAAAGATGGTAGTGGTGTAACTATACCAACTGCATTTTTCGAACCTTATAGTATTAGTCAATATTCAGTTCATTTTGGTAGTACTGCTGGTTTTGCCACAGTCACTGCTGATAAATTTGAGTTATTGAGTGGAGGTGCTTCCTTAAGTCTTGCTGGATTAGGAACTGTAGGTAATGCTGATGCTAATACTGTAATTAGTGTAACTGCAGAGAAGCAAGGAATTCAGAGTAAAGTAAAGGAATATCAAAGAAGTCAGTTAGTTACCGTAGATAAATCAAACTTTGTAGGATCTGGTAGTTCTGTTGCCAATCTTAATGATGGGTTGACATATAATAGCACTGCTTATGGTTTGAGAGTTCAGGATGAATCTATATCTTTAAACGTTGCTGATGTTTCGAGAGTATTGGCAGTCTATGAATCTCTTGATACTTCTGCACCTACTTTGGATAATATAGAATTTCCTTCATCTGCAAATGTTTTAGCCAATGCAAAAATTGGAGAAAATATTATCGGAAAGGAATCTGGTACTATTGCAAGAGTAGTTACAAATAATAGTTCGACACCATCATCTGGTGGAACTAATAAATTAGGTATTGTTTATCTTAATGAAAGAATATTTAATGTAAACGAGCAAGTCTCATTTAATGAATCAAATATTCAAACTATAGTTGAGAATATTAATTCACAACCTAATGATGGTCAATATATTAATGTTACAAATTCTTTCTATCTGGATAAAGGGCAGAGAGAACAATATTATGACTATTCAAGAATTATTAGAAGAAAAAATACTTCCGTACCATCAAGACAGTTATTAATTGTAATGGACTATTATGATGTTCCTATTGATGATACTGGAGATGTATTCTCTGTATTGAGTTATGATGGGGATAGATATACGAATGATATTCCATTGATTGGTGATAGTGGAATAAGAGCAACTGATACTTTGGACTTTAGACCAAGAGTATCTCCATTTAATGTTACTGATTCATCACCATTTTCATTTGAGAGAAGAACCACTGGATTTGGAAATACTCCTAAATTTATGGTGACAGCAAATGAAAATACTGTGGTTAAATATGATTATTATCTTGGAAGAATTGATAAAGTATATTTGGATGTAGGAGGTCAATTACAAGTAATAAAGGGACAACCTGCCAAGAATCCACAACCACCAATGGATTCTAATGACTCTATGTTAGTGGCTGATATTGTATTGCCACCATATCTTTATAATCCAAGAAGAGCACAAATAACTCTTGCTGATAATAGAAGATACACAATGCGTGATATTGGAATTTTAGAGGATAGAATCGAATCTTTAGAAACTGTAACTACCTTATCTTTATTGGAAGTTGGTACTGAAGCAATGACTATACAAGATGCTTATGGTAGAGATAGATTTAAGAGTGGATTTTTTGTAGATAGTTTTATTACTGATACTTTTGTAGATTTAGAAGAGTCAAGTATAACTGTTGATACTAATAATAAAGTGATTAGACCATTAATTTCTCGTAATAGTCTCAGTAATTTACTTTTACCCAGTATAAGTACGGTTGATGAAGAGTTAGATTTTGGAACAAATTATTCTTTGTATGATCCAAATGTTCAAAAAACTGGAAATGCTGTTACCTTAAAATATGAAGAAGTTTCATGGGTAGAGCAATCCTTTGCAACAGAGCAAGAAAATGTTAATCCATTCCATGTAGTTTCTTTCTCATCTGGAACTATTACATTAAGTCCAGAATCTGATTCATGGAGTAGAACCATACAGCAAGATGGTGGTGCTGAAGGAGCAGCACTTCTTGGCAGAATTTCTGATATTAATGCATCAGCATCAGCACATCATAAACAGTTTGCATCTTCTATAAATCATTTAAATCTGACAAAAATGGAAGCTGGCAGTTTTAATGATCTTTTAGGTGATATACAGAGTTCTGGTTTCCAATTTAATATTAATACTGATAGTAGTACTCATGAGGTTAGAAGTGGTGGTGAAATAATCTTTAATGAATATACTCTTCGTCAGAGATCAATTACTCTTAGAGATGGTATCATATTCAATGGTGAAGATGGATTTATGAGATCCAGAAATACTTCATTCTATGGTACTGGATTGAGACCTTTCCAGAGACATTATCAGTTCCTTGATGGAAATGGTGATGTAGATGTTATTCCAAAATTAATCGAAATTGCGAGTGATGAGGCAAGACTCAATTATGGTTCTTCTACTGCTTTCCAAGTTGGAGAAACGGTGAAGGGTTATATTGATACAAATCATAGTGGATCAAAAGAAATATTTAATGCAAGAGTTGCGACATCTAATCATAAAGAAGGGCCTTTTGGAAATCCTACTAAGATATACAGTGATAATCCATATGTTGCTAATGAAAATATACAAGCAGTTTATACTAGTAATTCAAAAGTATTAAATATTGATACTATTGCATTAGCTGCAGAAGCACAAGGTTTATATAGTGGATATATTACTAATCAGACAAGATTGGTTGGGCAGAGTAGTGGTGCGGTTGCTTACGTTAAGGATATACAATTAAAACCAGATGGTGCTGGAGAAGTCCAAGGTTCTTTCTTCCTTCGTGATCCACATACAACCCCACCACCAAGTGTCACAATTGAAACTGGAACAAAGACTTATAAACTTACGAGCAGTTCGAGTAATGCAAAACCTGCTACTGGAAGTGATTTAATTTCATCAGCAGCTACTAGGTATAGATCTGTTGGTACTCTTACTGTAGAGGGTACTGTTATTGACATTGAAGATCGAGATGTTACTATACGTGATTATTGGGATCCTTTGGCTCAATCTTTCACTGTTGGTGCAAATATAGAAGCACCTGATTCTAGTGGATCTATGGGTGATGATGATAATGGTATATTCTTGACCTCTGTAGATTTATTTTTTGCCAATAAAGATAGTAATAATAAAGCAGTAACAGTTGAAGTTAGAACTATGGAGTTAGGAACTCCTACAAGAAATAGAATTGGAAGAGGTGTTACATTACTTCCAAATCAAATTACAACTTCAACTGATGGATCAGTTGCAACGAATGTTAAATTCCCAGAACCAATTTATCTTGGTCCTGGTCAGGAATATGCAATTGTTCTTCTTGCTCCAACTAGTATGGAGTTCGAAGTATATGTTGCTACGATGAATCAACCTACATTAGCATCACAAAATCTTCCTAATGCATCTGCTGTGATATATTCTGAACAATGGGCTCTTGGTAGTTTATTTAAGTCACAGAATGGTTCGATTTGGGAACCAAGTCAACTTCAGGATATGAAGTTAAAATTATATAAAGCAAAGTTTGTGAATAGTGGTACTGCTTTCTTTGCAAATCCTACTTTAAATTCTAGTAATGGTTTTGGTGCCCGTCTTGGATCAAATCCAATTCTAACATTACCAAAAACTGGACAAATTAAAATCGATACTCTTACTGTTGGATTCTCGACATTTACTGGGGGAACCATCATTAACGGAGCTACTGATGATGAAGTTACAGCAACCATTGTAGATACTGGATGTTCTGCTTCACGTGTGGGAGTTCTTACTGGTGGAACTGGTTATCAAGTTGCATCTGCTGTTGAAACATTTGCAGTTACTGGAAAGGGTTCAGGGTTTAGATGTAATATTGCTGCTGTTGATGCAAATGGAACCATTGAAGAATTTACAGGTATAGTAACCACTGCTAATGGAACTGGATATCGACAGGGTGATATTGTTGGTATTGTGACTGCAGGTGCTTCTGGATCTGGTACAGGTACTGGTGCACTCTTTAGTGTTACTGCTAAAACTGATGGAATTGATACCCTATTCTTGACTAATATAAAGGGAACTGCTGCTAGTGGAGGATTTATTAATAATGGAGCATTTAGATATACTGATGGTGGTGGAAATATTCAAGAAGTTGTTGGTACTTTATACGATGGAAATTTGGTAGAAGATGGAACTCCAAATGATGGAAAACATATCTACATTTCACAGTTTGATCATGGAATGTATGCAACAAACAATAAATTAACTGTCACGGATGTTAGAGGAAGTTCTAAATTTACTAATTTGGGTGTGGAATTGACAACGACAGAAGCATCTAATATTAGTGTAGGATCTACTAGTGGATTTGAAACCTTTGAGGGTCTTGCAGTTAGTCCTACTAATCCTGGATATGTAAGAATTAATGATGAAGTTATTGGTTATGCGGGTATTGGTTCAGGAATTTTGGAAGTTGCTTCTAGTGGAAGAGGCACTGATTCTACTCAAATTATACCTCATAATGCAGGAAGTTATGTAGAGAAGTATGAACTCAATGGTGTTTCTTTAAGAAGAATAAACAAGGAACATACTATATCATCTCATGATATTGGATTTGATGATTATTATATTGAGATTGATAGAACTACAAATGGTGTTAATAGATCATCTGATTCTACTGGTAAACCACAATTATCATTTGATAATCAGGCATTCTTGGGTGGGGAATCAGTTCAGATTACTAAGAATATGCAGTATGATGCAGTGGTTCCAACTTATAATTTACGTACTCCATCAAGTGCTACTGAAGCAACGGCATCAATTAGAACTGTAAGTGGAACTAGTATTGGTGGAAATGAAGTTTCATTCTTAGATCAAGGATTCGAACCAGTTCAGTTGAACACGGAAAATGAATTATCTACACCAAGGATTATATGTTCTAAGGTTAATGAAAATGAGTATTTAAATAATATTGATAGGAATAAATCATTCACTACTGCTATAGAATTTAGTACTACTGATGAAAGTGTTTCTCCAATAATCAATTTAAGACGTGCACAAACACAATTTAGAAGTAATAGGTTAAATAACCCTGTTTCTGATTATGCAACTAATGCGTTAGTAAAAACTTCTTTATATGATAATCATAGTGCAATTTATGTCTCAAATATAATTAACTTAGATAAACCTGCTGATGGATTAAAAGTTATACTTTCTGCCAATAGACCTGCTTCAGCTGATTTCAGAGTTCTTTATGCTTTAATCAAAAAAGATTCTAGTTCAATTGATCCAAGATATACTTTGTTCCCTGGTTATGATAATTTGATAGATACTGACGAAAGTGGTTTTGGTGATCAAGTAATAGATCCTGCTAATAATAGTGGACTTCCTGATACATTTGTTTCTGCTAGTGTTTCTACAGAATTCTTAGAATATCAATTTACTGCGAATAATCTTGGTGAATTTACAGGATATAGAATTAAGATAGTAATGTCAGGAACCAATCAGGCACAAGAACCAAAGATTACTGATTTACGTACAATTGCTTTAAAATAATGCAAAGAGTTGAGGGACACTCACATCTTTATCGTGACGAAAATACAGGAGCTATTATAAACACTAATAGTTCTCAGTATAAACAAAGATTGAGATCCATATCTGTTATTAAATCAGATAAAGATGAATTAAATAAACTGAGAGAGGAAATTGATGAATTGAAACTTCTTCTTACACAGTTAACAGATACAATGCCTAAATAGGAATATAGAGATTCTGTGAGAATTAATGGCTGCAGTCTATACGAGTAATTTAGTAATAAACACAGGGAGTTCTTTTTCTCAGACTTTTACATTAGAGGGAAATGACGATTCAGCGTTTGATTTGACTGGATATACTGTTACATCCCAAATTAGGAAGTGGAGAGGTTCTGCAACTGCCACAGATTTTACCACTGCTATTCCAGTTCCTGCTACACAGGGAAAGATTCTTGTTAGTTTAACTTCTACAGAAACTGCGGCACTGACTCCAGGTAGACATGTCTATGATGTATTGATTACTATTAATGATACAAAAGAACTTGTAGTTGAAGGATCTGTTCTTATAAGGGAAGGGGTAACGAGATAATGCCAGATATTAAAGTCAGAGTTGGCCAACAAAATGCGGTAAAAGTAGTTGCTAGTGCTTTTGGTGGATCACTTACGGCTGAACAGGCGGTAAATGCTACTAATGTAAAGGGTGGTATTGCATCTGTAACATCAATAATTAATTCTGGAATTACTACTTTAACTGGCCCAGTTGGATTAGGTTCAGATTTATATGTTGCTGGAATATCTACACTTTCTGCTTTAGGTGGTATTACAACTACTGGTGGAGATTTATATGTTGGTGGAGATTTATATGTAAGGGATGATGTTACCTATGATGAAATTAATGGTAGAAATCTTAATGTAACTGGTGTTGGTACAATTGCCACTTTAAATATTAGTGGAGATGTACAAGTCTCTGGGATGTTAACGGTTGGAACAACTAGTTTAACTTTAGATGGCGATAATGATATTATTAATGTTGGTACAGGATTAACTCTTAGTTCTGTAAACGGAATTTATGCTGTTGCTGGAATTAATATATCAGGTATTTCTACATTTGGTGGAAGAATTGTTGGTGCTGCAACAAGTAATGTAATACCATTTTTATACAGTAATTTTAGCGATTTACCATCAGCTAGTACATACCATGGTGCATTTGCACATGTTCATGCACGAGGGAAGGGGTATTTTGCACATTCTAGTAATTGGTATGAATTAGTTAATACACAGTTAAATGGAACTGTTGGAACTGGAACAGAAAGATATAACATTGGTCCAACAAATGTAACAACTCTAAATGCTTCTGGTATTTCTACTTTAAGTGGTCAAGTAGGATTAGGATCCAACTTAAATGTATCTGGTGTTTCTACATTTGCAGGAATTGTTACCACTAGTAGTGATTTGTATGTTGGTGGTGATTTATATGTTTTAGATGATGTAGTATTTGATGAGGTAACTGCCACTAGTCTAAATATCACAGGAGTATCTACCTTTGCTGGTGATGCTCAATTTAATGGTAATGTTTCTATAGCAGGAACATTAACCTACGAAGATGTAACAAATGTTGATTCTGTAGGTATTATCACTGCTGGAAAGGGATTTAGAGCTACGACTGGTGGATTAATTGTAACTGCTGGAATTTCTACTTTTGGAGCAATCGCAACATTTGCACAGAATGTATTTGTTGATGGAACATTAACTGCAGGACTTATAGATGGAGGCTCATTTTAATGGCTAAACCAAGTACCAAACAAGGATTAATAGATTACTGTAAGAGACAACTTGGTGCTCCAGTATTAGAAATTAATGTCGCTGATGATCAAATAGATGATTTGCTTGATGATGCACTTCAGTTATTTAATGAACGTCATTATGATGGTGTTGAGAGAATGTATCTGAAGCATCAAATTACTCAGGAAGAGATTGATAGAGGAAAGGCATCTGGTACCACTGGAGTGGGTATTGTAACCACCACTGCAGAATCAACTGCTGTCAGTGGCATTGGAACAACCACAGGAGCTATTACAACTCAGTGGTATGAGAATTCTAATTTCCTTCAAGTTCCAGATTCAGTAATTGGTGTAGAAAAAATATTTAAATTTGATACTAGTTCTATTTCGGGTGGAATGTTTAGTATTAAATATCAGTTATTTTTAAATGATTTGTATCAATTTAATTCAGTAGAGTTATTGCAATATGCAATGACAAAAACTTATTTGGAAGATATAGATTTTTTACTTACTACAGATAAACAAATAAGATTTAATCAAAGACAAGATAGATTATACATGGATATTGATTGGGGAGCTCAAACTGCTGGTACTTATATTGTCCTTGATTGTTGGAGAGCATTAGATCCTCTAACATATACAAAAGTATATAATGATAGGTTCCTTAAACTCTATTTGACTGCAATTATTAAACGTCAATGGGGTATGAATTTAATCAAATTTAAAGGAGTCAAACTTCCTGGTGGATTGGAATTAAATGGAAGAGAAATATATGATGATGCTGTAAGAGAAATAGAATATATTAAAGAAAAGATGGCTAGTGAATATGAAATACCACCCCTTGATGCAATAGGATAATGGCACTAAACCCCTTTTTTCTTCAGGGTTCACAAAGTGAACAAAGACTTGTTCAGGATTTAATCAATGAACAACTTACAATTTATGGTGTAGAAGTAACTTATATACCTAGAAAAGTTGTAAATAAGAAAACAATCTTTAGAGAAGTAACAGCATCAAAATTTGATGATAATTTCCTATTGGAAGCTTATGTGAATACCTATGAAGGGTATGATGGTCAAGGAGATATAATGACCAAGTTTGGAGTTAGTCTAAAAGATGAATTAACATTAACAATATCAAAAGAGAGGTTTGAAGATTTTATTTCACCATTTATGGCAGGTGATAGTGACATTACAGTTTCCACAAGACCTGAGGAAGGAGATTTAGTATATTTTCCTTTAGGTCAAAGACTATTTGAAGTTAAATTTGTAGAGCATGAAAAACCTTTTTATCAACTAGGTAAGAATTACGTTTATCAATTACAATGTGAACTCTTCGAATATGAGGATGAGGTTATTGATACTAGTATTGATGAAATTGATGAAACCATTGAGGATCAAGGATTTGCCACTGATTTGGTTCTATTCTCTTTGGGAACAAATGCAGTAGGAAGTGCAGTTACATCTGCTAATTCTGGATACGTACAAAAACTTTGGCTTAATAATGATGGTTATGGATATACCAAGAATCCAACAGTTGCAATAACAACTTCTCCAACAGGAGATAATGCAACTGCTGTTGCCATAACCACATCTGTAAGTAACATATATTCAGTTAAAGAATTATTAATTACAAATGTTGGTTCTGGATATACTGTAGTACCAACCGTCACTATTGTAAGTGCAGCAACAACTGCAACTAATGGAGTCACAACTTATCATGGAGTCGGAGCTGCGGCAACTGCAAGCTTGACTACAGTTGGTGCTGGTATTTCATTTGTTGGATTCTCAACTGTTGGTGCTGGATATAGTTATGCCCCTACAGTTACATTTGGTACTCCATCATCAGGAGTAGGAACTGCTACAGGTACAGCATTTATTAATAATGCTGGAGTTGTCACATCAGTTTACTTATCTGATGCAGGTATTGGATATAGTACAGGAACTGCTACTATCACCTTTAGTGCTTCACAATCAGTTACTGGAGTTGGTACATATCAATTTAATGAGATTGTTACTGGTCAAAATAGTGGAACAACTGGTAGAGTTAAGAATTGGGATATTGATACTATGGTACTTAGAGTTGGTAATGAAAATGGAGTCTTCTATAGAGGAGAAACTATTGTCGGATCTGCATCTTCTGCTAAGTATAGTATTAAGTCTGTTCCAGAAGGTGAGAATTTAGATAAATATGATCAGAATACTGATATAGAGACTGAAGCAGATCTTATTCTTGATTTCAGTGAGTCAAACCCATTTGGTAGTGTGTAATGTTAGGTACTTATTATTATCACGAGATAATTAGAAAAACCATTATTGCTTTTGGTACTGTTTTTAATGGTATTAATATAAAGCATAAGGAGCAGGATGGTTCTGCGTTTAGTGACTTTAGAGTTCCGTTGTCATACGGACCTGCACAAAAGTTTCTTGCTAGGTTAGAGCAACAACCAGATTTAAATAAACCCATTCAAATAACACTTCCTAGAATGTCATTTGAAATGAATAATGTTGCTTATGATGCTTCTAGAAAAGTTGGGGTCACTCAAACTTTTAAAGCATCTGATGGAACAAATTTAAAGAAAGTTTATATGCCCGTTCCATATAATATTGGATTCGAATTAAACATCTTCACTAAATTAAATGATGATGCATTACAGATTGTGGAACAGATATTACCATATTTCCAACCATCATTTAATTTAACTGTAGATTTAGTAACTGCTATAGGAGAAAAGAGAGATATTCCAATTATTCTTGATAACATATCTTTTCAGGATGATTATGAAGGAGACTTTTCTACTAGAAGAGCACTTATCTATACTATAAATTTTACTGCTAAGACTTATCTCTTCGGTCCTGTTGCTGAAACCACTAGTGGACTTATTAAGAAAGTTCAGACTGATCTATATGCAGATACGAATCTTAAGACTGCTAAACGTGAGATGAGATATACAGCAACACCTAATCCTGCAGATGCAGGGCCTGCCGATGATTTTGGATTTACTGAAAGTTGGCAGGATGTTTCAGCTGCATCTGATTCATTAAAGGCAGATCAAACTTATAGTCCAACAAGACAAGAGGATATTTGATCATGTCAAGTAGTTATGATTCTATTGATAAAGCACTCAATACCACTAATGTAGAAATTAGTAATACACCAGAAAATGGTGGTGCAAAGAGAAAAGATCAACTTACTAATGTAAGTAGTGATGTAGAAAAAGATTATGATTATACTCGTGCCAATCTTTATTCATTAATAGAGAAGGGACAAGAATCTCTTAATGGTATAATGGAACTTGCTGGTGAAAGTGCAAGTCCAAGAGCATATGAAGTCGCAGGACAAATTATCAAGTCAGTTGCAGATACTACCGATAAGTTGATGGAATTGCAGAAGAAGGTTAAAGAAGTAGATGAAGAGAAGGCAAAAGGTCCAAGTCAAGTCACAAATAATGCAGTTTTTGTAGGGTCTACATCAGACTTATCAAAGATGTTAAAGAGTGGGATTCTAAATAATACTAAGGAATCTTAATAAAATCTTATGGATTTGAATAATGATCATCAAGAAAGGGTGACCATAGAGGATGCTAATGGCAATCCATATGTGGAATTTGTTGATGTTGTTGGGCCAAACCAAATGCCTCAATTATTTAAGATGAAAAAACCTAAGATTTCTGATTGGAGAGATGATTTGGAATTTGGGGTTTAATTTTTATGAACAATAGTAATGATGTATATCTTGGTAATCCCAATTTAAAGAAAGCTAATACTGCTCATGAGTTTACTGAGGAGCAGATTATTGAGTTTTTAAAATGTAAGGCAGATCCAATATATTTTACTAGACAGTATATAAAAATTGTCTCTCTTGATGAGGGACTGGTTCCTTTTAACATGTATGATTTCCAAGAGAAATTGATTAGAAGGTTCCATGAGAATAGATTTAATATCTGTAAGATGCCTCGACAGACAGGTAAATCTACAACTTGTATATCATATCTTTTACACTATGCAGTTTTTAATGATAATGTCAACATTGCTGTTCTGGCGAACAAAGCATCCACTGCTAGAGATCTACTTGGCAGATTGCAACTTGCATATGAAAATTTGCCTAACTGGATGCAGCAAGGTATAATATCTTGGAATAAAGGTTCACTGGAGTTAGAAAATGGATCAAAAATATCGGCAAACTCTACTTCTTCATCTGCTGTCCGAGGTGGATCCTATAATGTCATCTTTCTTGACGAGTTCGCTTTCATCCCG